CCGCCCCGTAGTGTATAAGACACTACCCTTCCCCCATAATTTTGGACGGGAGTCCAGTTACATCACCGCAGGAAGGAGGTTAGAAACCTTCCCCTTTGGTTCCGCAGTGGAGACTCCACTAGGGACTGATTGGGGATCAGCCCTACCCAACGACTCTTCAGTCGTAGGGATCCGTAGGCCCCGATCGCACAGCCTTGGGTTAGCCCATAGGCGGCCATAACTTGCCAATGGAAAAATGCAACTTCCGGAAAGATGGAATCAATCCACTTTTCGGGCTGCATCTCTCCCACACCTACTCTCGTCTCTAATCGCTGGAGGCTCGCGCCTTCAGGGGTCTTTGGCGAAACCCGCACAAAGCGAACGTCCCGGGGGTTTGCTAACCCCGGACCATTCACTGCTGAGGGAGAATTCCCCCAAGCGGGCAGCAGGTGCTTCGGCAGGGCCACAAGCCAAGAAATTACAACTTGACGTGTGGTGCGATAGTGTCGTGCGTAGCAATGATTTGCGAGCGCAACGAGACTACTAATAACGTCGGGGGACTTTACCATCGCAGATGGACCCTTGAACCAACGCGACACCCGTAAGGGTGCCACGTCGTAACCGTTGAGGTATTCACCTCCGCAACTTTCCCGGAATTGTCCGGGTCCTACATCGTAGTAGGACTTATCGCGGTTGACGGTGAAACCAGCGGATTCAAGGTTCCTCACCACATCCTGTACGATGGAGTGGTGAACGATGATATCGTCGCCGTACACCCACCAAGGGTGGGTATCGGCACCAGCCTCAGCGCTGTACTGGCATATCGCCGCAAAGAGCAAACTTTCCACAGGGAAAGTCAATGCCGACCCCATGGTGGCAAATTTCCGCAAGGGAATAATGCCATAAGGCGTTTCGCATTCACGCGATCGTGTTGCGAAAAGCCAGGGTAAAAGCGGCGTACTTGCGAAGCAGCGCTTCACGAGCGTCCATCCTACGGAATCTGACGCGGCTGACAGATCGATTGTGCAGTACTCACCAGTTATGGAAGCAAGATAGGCTTGATGCCTATTTGTTTCCTGATTGGGGAGATCAATTCGCCTTCTAAGGAACCTATGATGACCTATAAAGTCATATAGGGATTCCTTAACGGCTTGTTGAAAATACTGCATACCAGACGGTTCCATGCAGATCACCCTTCTCTTGAGGATGGTCTTCGGGACTGCCTGAAATCGACTTGTTCGGTTACACACACCTCGTCGCCATCCCTCCGGGATCGGCGGCAAGACGCGGTCAATGGAACAAGCCCCGTTCTTCTGCCATACGTACCGGAGCAGTGAATCTGCTTCAATACGTACGTACTTGGCAAAAGGTGAATGGTTCCCAGGTAGAGGGGCAAAAGCAGTCCCTCCACCTCCATCGGAAGTAGCACCGGGGCCGTGGTGTGGTACATGTACCACCCTAAAGCCCTTAAGCCACTTTCGAAGGACCGACCTAACCCCTTCGCATAGGGCATCGGGCGGTTCGGGAATGCGCACATCAGTCTTTATAAAGTCGTCCAGAACGTTATAGTAAACGTCTCGGAGCGAAACATGGCTTAAGAAAGCCAAGACTTGATGTGTGCGTCGGAATAGACC